GGGTTGAGAATTCAAATAACTCTGAATCCTCTAATGCCTCCATTTGATGTCTCATTCCTGGCTTGACGTGAAATGTGTTTCCAGGACGTAAAATCAATCTATGGTACGGCTCGTCTCCCTTGAATTCGTCAGAATCTATATTCCACCTAACAATTATCTTTCCGGACTGAAGGTAGAAGACTTCATCCTTTAATTTATGGTAGTGATATGAGCACTTTTTACCCTTCTTAAAAAATAACAGCTTTCCGCAATACTTTTCACTATTGCAAATCCATAATTCATGACCCCATCCCTTTTTATGGAAAGAGGGTTTACTCTTCAATACAGTCATAAATATCCTCCAAGGTTATGGCATAACAGCCTAGTTTAGTTACAGAGACAGATGAACATAAGTTAGCGAACTCAATAGATGTCTCCATCTCCCTCGTAGACAAGTATGCAGTGGTGAACGCTGATAAGAACGTATCACCCGCACCAGTCTGGTCGAATAAAGATACTTTTCTAGCCGGATACACATCCCCACGCCACATAGCCCCTTTATCACCTAGGGTTACAATATACTCATTACTACGGTTCAGTTCACCGTGAACTAACATAGTCTTCCACTCACTTTCATTCAATTTAACAAACGCATCATTCACCCCGGCAATGTATGGCTTTTTCGTATCTACAAAAACCGGAATATTGTTAATGTGTGCTTTGGATGTAATCTCAGCTAAAATACGAAGTGGTAAAAACCCCTTGTCATAATCTGAAATTACGATAGCGTCGTAATCAGAAAATGGAGGTAAATTGTCCAAATTTAAAGTAGCTATGACGTCAGGCTCAGTATCAATACGTAACAACAGTTGATGGTATTTGCTGTCTATAATACGCTCTTTTATAATAACTTCTTCGTTGTGGAAGAAATCGACTTCATTACCTAAAGCTATTAAGTTAAGATAAACATTACCCCCCATTCCCATGTTATCCTCAATACTTCCTGAAGCATTGATAACGGGTACGGGAGCCTCCGGACATATACGGTCTGTGGTTCCAAACCTATTCCGGTCCATACACTTCTCACCTATGAGAAGTATGTTCGATGAGCGTAGTTGTTGAATATCCATCTATTACGGTTTAGAGGAGTTCCTCATTTCTTATAAAGTGCATCTACCGCCTCAAACCCATCGTTACCGGGGCGGGAAAAGATTTTCTTAAAGCCAACGTCTTCTAATAGGCGGCATAAATTCTCTGCATTAAATTCAATACGGTGCCCGTCTTCATAATACTTACTAACGTTTTCCGGGTTTCGGTCTGGAACTCTAATGTGAATTACCCCTCCACTTTTAAGCATTGAATATGCTTTTTGGATACACTCTTTTGGGTTATGAGTGTGCTCTAACGCATTCCATAATACAACTGCGGAATACTCATCATCAGGAACCACACAATCTTCAAAGTACCCCAGATTTATCGTGATACCCAAAGACTCTAGTGCCCACAAGTAAGCCGACTTGCTTAAGTCATTCCCTTCAATACTCCATCCACGTTTCTTTGCGGCTCCTAAAAATACGCCACCTCCGCAAGCAACATCAAAAATTCTCCCAGGTTTTACATGCTCCTCAACAATCGCAAGTTGTTCGTTAGCTTCCTTAACTCTTTCATTATAATGCACAGGATTATATTGAGTTGTAAGTGTAAATTCTTTCAAGGCAGAGGCTAACGCTTCTTTTGATGGGTATTTGCTGTTGATGTACAACCCACAATCTGAACACCTATAAAGACTACCTACAGAAATGGGGAGAAGCGTCTTGGAGCTACAAATAAAGCATGACTTAGGTAAAGTCACAGTTCACATACTCCCGTTTTGCACGAGTCTACAGACTGAGACAGGACTTCTACCTTCCCGTCTACCATTAATTTATGCAAATCAAGCTCTGTGTGGTCTAAAACTTCTAAAGGCTCTTGCCCTCGGGAGCCTGATTTATAAAAAGTAAATCCTTTCATATCATGGGCATACATTAGTAAGTCATCATACAAAGATTTGGATTCGAAGGTTGAAGGTAAATTGCATGTTTTCGATACTGCCGAATCAATACAAGATTGAACCACCGTCTGTACTTTGATGTGCTCCTCCGGACTAACATCGTAAGCGCCACACACATGCTCCATACTACGACCCCGTAAATATAAATCCTTAAAGAGAGTATCCACAACAACAGTCTCGTTCCAAACACCATCAGTCCCAGAGCGCCAACGACGTTTATAAACAGGGGCAAATATAGGTTCAAGACCGGTTGATACCCCCAAGACCATACTAATAGTTCCAGTTGGAGCGACTGTAAGTAAAACGGCATTACGTAGCCCGTTCTTCTTGATGTCCGAGCGGATTCTACTAGGTAGTGTTTTAAAGAATTTCTCTTGCTTAAGTTTCGACCAATCGTATGCAGGGAAAGAACCTTTCTCTCGTGCAAGATACATCGAAGCTTTGTAAGCCTCGTTACGAATAGTCGCAAAGAGGCGTTCCAAGAACTCCAAGCATGACTCTGACCCATACCTATAACCTGCTTTAATTAAGAAGTAATGTAGTCCGGTTACTCCGAGTCCGATTCGTCTTGATTTATGACCTGCTTCTTGGCATTCTGGAATCGGGAAATGATTGGTCGTGAGAATATTGTCAAGAAATCGAACACCGGTGCGAATAGTACGAGCAAGACGACGCCAGTCAATATCACCGTCCACGTCAACCATATTAGACAAGTTAACATGGCCAAGACAACAGTTTCCATACGCCGGGAGAACTTCTTCCCCGCACGGGTTAGTAGCTGGCATATTTTCGAAGTATGATACGTTGGTGTACTCATTTGCGAAATCAATATTGAAAATTCCGGGTTCTCCGGATTCTACTGCATTATCTACTATACGTTCCCAAATATTTCTGGCTTTAATTTCTTTTTTAGTAGGGTTTTCGAAGGTATCTTCAAAGTGTTTAAGGTGGTGTAATTGTGCTCGATTCAAAGCGTCTTCTTCGTCATTAGCGACAACTTCGATTACTTCCTTTACAGGAAGATTCATTACCCCTTGAGTAATACGCGTCACTTCATAAACATAGTATTTTTGATGTCGCCCACCAAAAGTAAAGTACCACTCTTCATTCTTTTCTACCGCCTCCAAAAAGCGTTGAGTTACCGCAACTGAAATATTAAAATTCGTAAGCTCGTTACGGTCCAGTTTAACGTGTAAGAACTCCATGAAGTCTGGGTGTGTTACATCCAAAATAGCCATCAATGCTGTACGGCGACTTTTGCCTGCTCGAACATGATTACCAATTTCATTAATCATTCTCATTACTGAGATGGAACCGGGAGCGGAGTTTTTAATGTTCTGAATATCATCCCCTTTCGGACGAATCTTAGAGAAATTAAATCCAATCCCTCCACCTCCACATGAGATTTTATACACATCAGAAATCGTCTTACCAATACTCTCTACGGAGTCTTCAGGGTCAAGGACATAACAGTTCAGTAAATTCTGCTTGCTTCTACCTGCACCAAAAAGAATGCGTCCTCCTGGACAAAAGTCTCCCGAGTTAATAGCCTCGTAAAACTTCTGCTCAAACTTTTCTTGTATGTCAGCTGATTCTGGTTCAGCCCCTGTTCGGGCGACCCGTTTTGCTAAATCCTTCCAGTTAGTTTCCCCTGCTGCGGCGTACTTCTCAAGAAAAATAGTCTCATTTAGAGTATCTTTTTGAATTTCAAAGGCCATTAATCTTCCCTCTGAATTGCGATAACATCATCCTCAGTAAGAATTAAATAACCAACTCCCTCATCCTCAATTTCTACTCCTGTAAACTCAGCAAAAATAACGCGGTCACCTTCCTGCACGTGAAAATCACTACACACTCCCCCATCAGGCAATTTCCAACCTGAACCTAGTTTAACAACTACGCCTTCATTTGCTTTCTCTGTTTGACGCGCTTCCTCCGGGATAAAAATCCCGCCGGGGGTTTGCTCTTCAACCTCGACATCTACGGGTTTTACTAAAATTCTCTGTCTTAATGGGTATAACATTTGTATATTTCCTGCTTATATGTACTATTTTACTTTGGTTATGCCGCCTTTTTTTGTTACTTTTAGTAATTTTGCGCAATCCTCTAGTTTATACTCTAACTCAGGGTTGTGCGTTATTACAAAGACGGTTTTGGTTTCTTTAAGTTCGTTGATTAGTTCGTAAAGCCCTGCAATTCCTTTCGGGTCTAAGGAATCAGCTACTTCATCGAAAAATACGACGTTGGAACCTTCTTTCCCTGACAGGAACAGCAAATCGTTAAGCCCTAACATTACTGCGAGAGACACCTTCTTTTTTTCACCTCCGGAGAGAGTGTCGAATGGCGCTTCCGTGTCATTATTATAGATGATTTCCCCTAAAGAGTCGTCAAATTTTACACGAAAATCCCCATGAGTTAAAACATCCAAATAGTAGTTGGCACGGAAATTAAAAAATTGAAGAATGTTCCGAATAATATACTTTACAAGTCCATTTTCAGAAAACGCATTTTCCCAATACCTCATCAAGTCATAACCTTTTGAGGCTGACGCGAACATCTTCTCATACTTTGACAGGTTCTTCCGAGACTCCTTCTTCTCTCTCTTTAAAATCTTTATCTCAGTCTCTACGTTTAACACTGCTTCAACGTCTTCGTAGTCCTGGCTTGTTATAGGGATTAGGATGGCGTCAATTTCTTTAGATAAATTTTTGGAAAGACGGCGCTCGTTCTGCAGGGTATTAACAATACCATCCAACTCTTTTGCTTTTGTAGCCAGTAACTCTTTTATTTTAACAGGAGTTTTGCCACAATGCTCACAAGTGTCCTCTATCATATTCCTAATATTTAACTTCAGCGCTTCTTTCTTCTCTGTTAAGAAGCTAATACGTTCACCTGCGCCTCGGTACTCTAAATCTTTCGCGTGCGAAACCGATTCTAAATCCTTTATCTCAGACAACGAGTGCGATTTTATAAAATTGTATTTTTCTGAAGTTAACACACTACGAAACCGACGTCGCATTTTATTTTTAACTCCTAAGTAACTGTCTAATCTTGACAACTTCGCTACGGTTTCATCACACAATGTTTGCGCAGCTTTTTTCTCAGTCATATAGGATGACTTCAGTGTTTTAATCGCCGAACGGTGTGAAAACAATTCCGTCGCATTTAGAAAATTCTGTATGATAATTCTTTTTTCTTCTGGGGATGAAGATAAGAAGTTTACCTTATTTCCTTGACCGAAAACAATCGAGGCTAAGAAGACATTATAATTGGTATTAAGTAATGCTTCTAAATTTTTCTGAGTGTTTTGGATGTTATCTTTAGTATAACTCTTCCCTTTAATCTCAACACGTAAAGATGGGGGTTTTTTAATACGAGTTACTACAACATTGTCATTCAGTACTACTTTAACTTTACAGCTACCGTTGCCATACTTATTAGTTAAAGTCTTTTCCGATGACTTCCTTATCGTCCTCCCGAAAAGACCGAAAACAACAGCCTCAATAATACTACTCTTACCAGCCCCGTTTGAACTTATAGGTGTAGTGTCTTTATTCTCTCCAACTATCCGTACTACTTCAGAGTATTTATCAAACTGTATTTTAGCGTATTTAATTGATAAAAAGTTTTTAATTTCAATTGAATTAAGTTTCATGGCTTCTTATTTCGTCGAGAGCAGACAATAAATCCTTTCTAGTGAATACCGAATTACTATCATCAATATATTTATCAATTATAGTATTATCAAGTGCAAAAACATCCCCTTCAGGACTGTAATCCGACTCAAACTTCGGTAAAATATCGTCAAAACATAATTCTAAATGTTTAACTTTATATCTCGCCAGTACGTCCTCTTTCAATTTATTTTCGTAATAGGAATCCAACTTATCCAGCTTAAGGCGTAAGATAGTGAAGTACTTTTCAAACCGAAACTTGCGATTCATTTTAGCTAACTGGTCGGGAGTACAGGCAATATGCTTAGGTCCAAATCGGACTAGTTTCTTAATAACCTCTATATTTCCATCTCGAATTATCAACTCGTGAACGTACTTCCTAGCATTCGCTTCCCCAAACGAATTAGAATATTGGGTACCCATAATATAAACATTCTTATGTCGCACAGGTTTGTGTATGTGCCCTAAGAACGCTAAACGGTCTTTAAAGTGTGACTTTAAAATTTTAGATTTATAAGGGTATGTTGAATGGTGCCACAAACACCCGTCAAACCCAAAATGCCCTACTACTGGATTCTTTGTTTTGAGTAACCCATCTACAATTCTCCCCTCATCTTCATAGTGTGGGATAAAATCAAAATTCACACCTCCAACACGAACTGTTTCCGTTTCAGTAATTACTTTTGCAACATCCGAAAATAAGGATAATGTCGTTTCAGTAGAGTCATCTTTCGCTACTGTGTCGTGATTCCCTCGAAGAATATAAATATTTTTTACTTTGAAAGCTTGAAGTAGATTCCTGAACGCTAATAGTTCATCCCCTTTCGGATTACGTCGATGGAAAATATCTCCAGCAATAAACACGGAGGATGGAGGCTTTCTATTTACTAACCTCGTTAAAGTTTTCACTTGTTCCTCCATAAACCCCGGGAAGTAATCACTTCTCAGGTGTAAATCTGTAAGTAAGACGACTCTATGCGCTCTCGACATACTCTAATAACTCATTTAGGTTGTTTAAGGAGCCAGTATCGTCGAACTTCGCAGCGATAACTTCCCCAAAGGATTTTCCAACCTCTATATCTACCTCAAAAGGAACTACAAAGTCTAAATTGTATAAACTTTTTAAATCCGCAGTACAAGGTAATGAGTTCTGCATAACTTTTATCACTGAGGGTAAATCTTTCTTATCGCACTGCACTTCTACCGAGTCGTGAACTGTGGCTAAAATTTCAGCGTCTAACCCTGCTTCATCTATCTGGTTATTTAGTCTTTTTAATGCGTGGAGCATGATATCTGAAGCAGAACTTTGAATTACAAAATTCATACCTTGACGCAACGCTCTGTATTGATACTTCTTAATAGGGGAGTTTACATTCGGTAAGTGTCGACGCCTGCCAAACAAACTAACCGCATACCCATTCTTCCGTACGAACTTGTGCACGAAACTAATCCATTTAAACACGTTTGGAAATGAATCTTGGTAAGCTTTGAAAATATTTTTACAGTACCCAATACTCTTACCGATTTGCTGGGATAACTTCATTGGGCCACCACCATACACAATTAGAAAGCTAACCGACTTCGCAATTTGCCTCTCTCCTTTAGTTACTTGGTCTACAGGTTTATCGAACACAAGCGATGCCGTAAATCTATGCAAATCCTGACCGGACTCGAAAGCCTCAATAAGATTTTTATCCCTACAGCACTGAGCCAAAACTCGTAGTTCTGCTTGAGAGAAGTCAGCAGCTAAAAATACCTTACCGTCGTCTGCTTTCATTAACTTACGAATATTAGAGGACTCATCTGTCTCTCTTGGGAGAGTGTGAAAGGAAACACCTTTGTTTTGCCCAGCCCCTGCGTTGTAATTAGAACAGCTTAAACGTCCGGTAACCGTAGTTCCGAAGTTATAACTAGAGTAAATCCGGTTGTCCCCGTTGTACTCAATGGCCTTCTCAATTCCTTTAACATACGTTCGATAAAGTTTACCTAGAGATTTATACTTAAGAAGCTTTGTAATAAAATCTTTCGCGTCATCTGATGTTATTGAATTCCCAAGATGCGAAATTAGGTGTACTTCGGTAATACAAGGCTTCTTAGTTTTTGCAGAAAATTCTGTAGCTTTCAGATTATACCCTTCACTTGAGAACAGCACCTTAGCTAACTGGTCATTAGAGTTTGGGTTGATATCTTTAAGAGGGGATAAGGTTGCTAACACCGCTTCCTGGTTAGCAACCGCTTTTTCCATATCCTCTTCAACTTGACCAAGGTATTTGTTGTTAACATCAATTCCACGAAACTCGACTTGAGCTAATAAAGTAGCTACTTCAGTGAGCAAGTTATCATAAACGAAGTTCAATTTCTTTTCCTTCATCTCTCCTCTAAGAATACGCCATGACCGTAACGTAAAGTCACAGTCCATTGCATTTCCTATCGCCATTTCCGACAGTGGCATATTAGCCCAATCATGGGTCTTACCGTTATTAATTGTTAACATTAGTTTTTAAGTATTCTTGGTATTCCTCTAAGGTAAAAACGGAGCATTTGGTTTCTTTGCATGCTTTATTAATTCTTGTTGTAAATGTCCAATTTCGATTATGATATTTACATATTCACGCCTAGTACTTCTATCCTGTTGCGTATAGTCTCCGATACTTATTATAGTCTTAAGTGCTTGTTTAAGACCTTCTTTAGCTTGAAGGGCTTCTTCTTTTGAGATAGGGTTTAGAGACATGTCTCTAAAATCCTTGCTGTTACTAAGTAAGGGTCACATGCCGCAGAAGGACGACGGTCTTCAAAATATCCGCACCCCGCTTCTGCCACGCTTGAAGGAATCCGTACGCTTGCACTTCTATCCCCTACACCCCATGTAAAAGTATCATAGGCAGATGTTTCACAATCTCCAGTCAACCGCTCTTTGTTTCCAACTCCATATACTTTAATGTGCTCTCCGTGAGTGTCAGCTAACTTAGCCATCATGACCTCGTAATTAAAATTGTCTCTAGTTTCTGGTGTTGACACGTTAGTGTGACATCCAGCCCCATTAAAATCTGGGTGTAGTTTTGCGTCGTATGAAATACAAAGATTAAGCATCTCAGCATCTCGTTCCATAATATACCGTGCTACCCACAAATCATCGGAAGCCTTAATAGCTTCCTCAGGACGTGTCTGGTATTCCCATTGAGTAAACATAACTTCGGCATTAGTTCCAAATAACGTAATACCTGCTTTATGACAAAGTCTAACATGGTTATCAACTAAGGCTCTACCGTATACACGATTGCTTCCGGTGCCACAGTAGTGAGGTCCTTGCTTTGCATCTTCCTGGATAAATGGCTTCCCATTAGGAGAAACAATTGAGTACTCTTGCTCAAACCCGAACCAAGTACCCCTACTATCCATAGAAGCTAATTTANCCCTAGTGTTACTAATGTGGGGTTTACCGTTTNACATATAAACCTCACATAACGCAAGGTACCCATNCTCTGAGAAAGGGCTATCATATACTCGTACGGGACGTAGGACTCGGTCTGAGTCTGATAAAGAGCCTTGACCAGTACTACCCCCATCAAATGACCATTCAGGCAGTTTTTCTACCTCCTTGCGGTTTTTAAACACGCGTGTTTTTGAGCGTAATTGTGGCAACCCTTCGGTGCCATCTAGCCAAATATATTCTACAGTAATCATTAAAAAGTCTCCAGTTCTTGGGGGAAATATTCTTTAACCAAATCCATTAAGGCGTGTGGTTTATTTTCATCTACTAAAGCATGAATGACCTTTGTGTCCTCCACAGCTTCGAAGTTTTTAATCCCCCAATTCATTAAAAACTTCAGGTCAAAGCTAGCATTATGAGCCACTTTGACAATGTTACGATTCGACATTAGGCGCCCTATCCTTTGTCGGATATGGTTTAAGTCAGAGGGAGTAAACTCCCCTTCTTTATGGTTAATAGGTACAACGAAAGCTTCTTTCTCGTCGTACGAAAATCCAATCGTTTGGATTTTGTGTTTCTTAAAGTCTAACCCTTCAGTTTCAATATCAAAAGCGACTGCGTCTGTATTCATAACAATATCCATCAACTCATCAAATCTTGATAAATCACCGTTAACCAACTCATAAGGACTCTCATCAAACTTATTAGTCTTCAGGATAAACTTCGTATACGCATTATTTACATCTTGTAGAAACAACTTCCGTAACTTTGGCTCCGCATATAAAGCGAAAGGATGTAAAGTTGGCACTACTGGAATCTTAGTACCTTCAATATCAACCCAAAATTCTTTACCTCGCTTCATTGTAATTCCAGACTTCTTAGTTAGAGTTTTCAAAGCAAGATTACCTAGCGGGATAATCAAATCTGGTGTAAGGTTTTTAATATCCTCTTCAAGGAACTCTCGATGTTCGTGAAACATCTTTGTAGACACGTCATCTTCCGTAATATCTGCGCATTTAATCGCAGCGACAAACTGATAGGAATCCGACGGAAGGTCAGAGTTTTCTAGGAGTGCTTGAAGCGCTTGGAACTGATTATCAGGGAATTGATACATTTTCCCTCGACGCCTATGCAAGCAGTCATGGAGAAAAACTATTTTCTCTGTCCCGTGGAAGTCAGTATCTCGAAAAATTTCTCTTTTTTCTTCATCTTCGAAACTTTTTAAAATGTTTTCTAAATTCATTGTCTATAATAAGGTTATGGCTACACGCAAGAAAAAATCAAAAACGCACTACCTGAACAATAAGGAGTTTGAGGCAACTATCCACAATTACTTGGAAGACCCCGATAAATATGAAAGCGAATTAATCGTAAAAATGGACCTATTAATTACAAATGTTTTAAATACATTCAAATTTAAAGTCGACTTTGACGATGCCAAGCAGGAATGTTTTGTACTAGCTTTCAAGATACTTAAGAATTTTGAACCAAAGAAGGGTTCGGCGTTTAATTACTTCACCACTGTATTCGTTAACAACTTAAAATTAATGTATACTAAAAATAAGAAGTACATGGAGAAAATTCTTAAGTACCAAGATATGCACAAACCTACTGATTACCCTCAGTAAAGAACTTATGTAAATGGGGATTGTAATCCATCAATCTAATACGTCCTTTAACGCATCGAACCAACGTGGGAGTTTTAGTGACTCGAAACGCCATAAATGCGTGAGGTAAGTCCCAACTAGACACGGTGTACAAAACTGTATCATCAAGGTCTTCAACCTTAGCCCACTCCTCAGAAAGACGGACTATCTTTTTTGAATTTTCATCCCACATTGAGTGGTATAAGATAGTAAAATCCTTACTCTTTTTGTTTTTAAGGAGGGTATTGATAACACTCTCCTTCTGAACTTTAATTATCTGTCTCACTTACACTACCCTCAGTAATTACTTCAGTTGCAGTAGGTGGAGCTTCTCCTTCAACCATAATAGCTTCACGCTCTTCATCGGTCATGGAATTAATCTTAGTGGTTAATTCTTCCATAAACCCATTCACTCCTCTAAAAAACAAAATTTTAGCAAATTCGTCATCACCCATACCAGGTGGTTTAACCGACTCTTTTAGTGAGCTCCATTGCTGCGTTTCTGCTTTATTTAATTTTACATATAGTTTCATTCTTCTGTTTCCTTCTTTTACTTTGAAATCCCAACCGTCCGGGTTGGCAGACAAAAGTTTAATTTTTGAATTATCTGACATATCTACCTTATAATGGTTGAAAAGAATCCTAACGAATTGTTAGAAGTTAGCGATACCTTATCAAAGTACAAATCCAGAAAAAAGGCAGTAAATAGTCGGAGAAAAGGAAGTAACTTTGAAAGGAAGCTAGCAACCCAATTAAATAGTACATTTGAGTGTACAGAATTTGCTCGAACACCTGGTTCTGGCGCTTTTGCGACTACACACTCCCTCCCGGAGCATTTACAAATCCACGGGGATTTGATAACCCCACAAAACTTCAAGTATGTTATAGAGGCTAAATGTGGGTACAACGTGGACTTGGATGACCTATTCCGTAAGAATAGTGAATTGCATAAGTTTATCCGCCAAGCTAAAAAAGAATCGAAGGCAGCTAAAAAGCCCTGGTTTCTCATCTACAAGAAAACACGAAAGGATACTTTATTAATCAGTGAGGTTAACTTTAACGTTACTTCTCGCATTGAAGTTACTTTAGACCGTACGTTTTACGTGTATAAGTGGGATGATGTATTAGGACTGGATAAGTCCCATTTCTTTGAGTAGAGCACTAAACATAAACATAAGCTTATCCCCTTTCTTCTCTTGGATGATTCCCTCATTCTCAGCTGTCTTTCGAACGTGCCTTCCTCCCACCATTAAGTGAGCTTTAGCTGCGCCTTTGATTACTCGAGAATCAATGGAGCCAAGCTTGTAGCCATCATCATCGAGAACACTCATTTTCCTAGGGCCTACACTAACATTCTCACCGCTCATAGCGCGGAGAGCTAAGTCATCCACCAAGGCAGATTGGGTCGATGTGTAGGTTCTACCTCCAAAAACTCTAATTTGTACAACCTGTTCACTAGTGGCACACCCGCACGCCATCTGATACGCAAAGTAAGCGCCTCTGAAGCGTTTTGCCTTTCTATTGTGAGCAGAGTTCCCCGGAATCTCTCGGGCCTTCATAGCGGCTCTGAGCATCGGTATACGGGACATCATATCAGCCTTCGCCGCAGCGTACTCCTTTGACCCCGAATCCATATTCTGTAACTCTGCTAAGCCGGGATGACTCTTCTTGGTCGCACCTCGATACCCTCCATCGATAATCAAGTTCAACTCTCTCGCTTCTTCTTGGTCGCACCTCGATACCCTCCATCGATAATCAAGTTCAACTCTCTCGCTAAATCGTCTTCATTATCACAATTCTTAAACTCCTCTCTTAAGTCTGCAATAAGGTTTCCTAAGGAGCCTCTAGTCTTACCCGGCTCAGCTGTATAGTCTGGACTGTCAGGACCTAAAGCAGGGCCAGGATGGTCGAGCGCAAAATCAACGGATTCAATAGATTCCCTATCCCATGCTGCTGCCTCGTCCCATGCTTTTTCATCGAATGTCTGCCCTCGTGATTGTGCACGCTCTTTCAGAGCCTGCTTGTTTAAATCAGCTATCTGCTTACCTTCCTCAGTAGTTCTTACATTCTGAGCCGATTTCCCTAATGCAGTCTCGTGTGCATCAAACTTCTCATCGGAATTGACTTCAGGTCCATATACCTTCTGACTAACTCCAACCAAACCCATCAATGCCGCTTGCCGCGCTCTAACTCCTTCAATAGCGCCTCCGAAATTGCGTAATACCTCCAGCGCCGCCTTCGGGGTTTTCAGTTGCAGTAATGTGTCAGCTTTCTCTACTTCAGCAGTGTCACTGTGTCCAGCTGCGCCTAGAATACTCTTACCTGCCTTTCTAGAGCCTGACATAGCACTAATTTTTGTACCGTCGGCAGTCGTATGCACAACACCCGCAACATCTATTTGAGATATAGGAGCACAAATTGCTTGCATTGCTTGGATATTGTCTTTCAAAAATTGAAGCACGGTAATCTTAGCCATCTTCTCGAAGTTACCAGCACCCCACTCACCCCAAGGCAAATGGTCCACGTATTCCCTAATACCATCCGCTTCTTCCCCCACAATCATAGCATCCGAATCCTCGCCCTCCCAGCAAATATCAACCATAGTCTTCCATTTTGCGAGGGATGCTGACATTTGTTTAATAGCCTCTTGGACTGGTGCGGCGAGTGCCTGAGTAACTTTCGCTCTCATCTCACCGGCTTCTACAGGTAGGGATAAAACCTTCATTAGTAATGGGGTTGCTTGCATAAGAATCTCGTCAACCTCCCCTCTCGCTCGGCTTAACCCGGAAGTCTTACTTGAGCTAGCGCCTCGAATAAGAGGTAGCTTTTCAGAACCGCAGCGAACGAGCTCAGCCATCTTTTTGACTATCCTACCTTGAGGGGCTATTCCCTTACCCGCTTGAACTTCATTTGCAGCCATCTCAGATTTCTGATACGAATTCCCTTCCCCGTACAGTTTAACCCCATACTGCTTCATATGACGTAAAGTCTCCCCTTCTACTTTACCTCCTTTAGCCCCTAGTTGGTGTGTGTTGTCTTCCGCGACTTGCTTTAATAGAGCAGGTTTAACACCAGATTCATGATTACCTCCGTACCAGACAGCGTTTTGCTTTACGGTAAACCGTTCTACTGCTTGTCGTTGCCCGTCTGAAAGGGCATCGAAGTCCACACAACCATCGTCTTCTATCCCGTCTAATATATCAACCAAATGATTAAAGTCGGTATTCATCTCTTTAACTGCATCTACAGGCTCCGGGTCTTCATCTACGTTAAACTCAGCAAACTCATCAAAAACAAGCTTCAGCGTTGCACGGAGTGTACCATACCCAGCTAAAATATTTTTATTTGTTTTCTCGTTTAAGTCTTCCTGTTTTGCTATATCATCCTCGGAAAACCCTAACCCATGCTTAGCCCCTACAGCAACCAGTCTATCCATATCCACCTTACTTAAGCTTTCCACCTCTTGATTAATTTCCTCCCCTCTTATCTCTTCCTCAGAAGGCATCATCATCTCATCCTCTCCACCAAGCTCTAAACCACCTTCATCTTCACCCTCAACGTCTCCGCCCATAGCCCTATTCTGCCGTGCTTTCAAGTCATTTTGAACCATACTAATGTCGGCAGCTCCTTGTAGGGTTTCAACCTGATTTGTTACAGGGTTCAACATATAAGCTGCTTGAGCTTGAGGGTCGAATAAAATTGTACCCGGGGGAACCTTAGACGTAGCATCCACTCCTTGCTGAGTCATTGTCTGTATGAGGGCACCAATTCCAGGGCTATTTTGAACTTGCTGAGGTAGCTGCTCAACACTTTGGATTCCTTGGTACGCCTTATTCCATATAGTGTTAGCTTTATACTGCTGCTCCTCTTGCTCAAACAACAAAGCTTCAGATAAAGAATACGTTCTCTTCCTTAGTTTCTGGTATGATGATAGTAGCTTAGAGTAACTCTCCATAATGAATAAAGGGGACGTACTTAGAAGTACTTCCCCTTGTACATGGTATTTAGGATATCTAGATTACAAAGTAGGATATTGCACGATAAAATCATACTTGACAACCACTTCAATTGTATGAAATTCGTTCGTAGCGTAGTTAAATTCGGCGAGCTTCCATGATTTAGGGTAAGCTCCGAATAGGGAGGCGTGCTTCGTAGGCTGCATATGATTGTCTAAAGAGTAAATTTTAATCTTAGTTTTAAAGGTGCCTGCACCATCAACAATGCTAGGGGTAAAAGTGCCGTGGATTGAATCGTACGTCGTAGACATCCACGCATACAACCTTTCAGCTAAATCATACTCTTTCAAAGCTAGGTTATCAAAAGTAAACGTTACATCCTCAGGACTCACCTTTCCAGGGTAGTGAAACTTATCATTAACCCGGTCTACAATAATATCTTCAGACGTCATCCCCGCAGCTGTAATCTGCTTACACGCAAGAGTTAGAACCTC